AACACGCCGCCCACGGTTCTCTTGAAAGGCAGTTGGCAAAGTCGCTCAGTTCCATGCCCGCTGCGTCCAATGCCACTGCGGCATCATCCAGTTTCGCGCGCAGCCGGTCACGCTCTGCCTCCATCATAATGGCGTCATATAGGTCGCCTTGAGCTGCCGACATATAAGCCCACGCCACGTCACGCTCTGCGGTCAGGGCTTCGATGCGGTCGCCAGCATAGTTCACAACCCTGTTTGCTGATGACCGCAGCATCTTGGTAAGTTCTGCATCAGTCATGGCGTCTCTCCCTTCAGTGCGGCTCCGGTTTCTGAAGCTACATCCAAAAGCCGCTTGCAAATCGGCCCGTGTTCAGTGCCAAGATTGACGCCACCAGACCTCCCGTTAGATTTTATGTGCAGCCAATACTCGCCGTCGCTATTGGGCCCAGTGATCCGCAGCGATGTAGGGTGCGCCTCGGCATAACGCTGGAAATCGGCATCCATGCTGTTTGCCAAACTCAGCAGTTTATCCGTTTTCTCGGCGCGGTGTTGAAGTTCCGCTTCAAGTGCAAGCGCGTATGTGCGGCTTTCAGTAAGCAGCACCGATGTCTCCCGAAGGGCCTTGGAAAGATCGGATATAGCTGTGCGAAGGCGGGCGGGGTACAGGTCCACCTTAATTATACTGTCAGCAGTATCAAGCAGAGCGATATATTGATCACTCATGGCGTCTCTCCACTCAGCGCAATGAACCATCGCCTAACAACACCTGGCAAGTAATAGTTGCCTTCAATCGACTCGGCCATTTCGGTTCCGATTGCCGTCAGCCGGTCACGCTCTGCCTCTGCGGCCTCTGCGCGGCGCAAGCGTGCAACTGAGACGTTCGCTATCTCGTCAAGGTCTTCCCTATGCCCGCTTCCCTGCCTCTCTAAACATGCTTCTAACTCCGCAACCTTTGCCGTCAGGGCTTCGATGCGGTCGGCCATTTCTATGATCAGCGGTATTTTATAAGTCCGCTCTGAGCTGTCCTGATGGGCATCGCGCGCCCGCTTCACCAGATCATCAGTCATTTGGCTTCCTTTCCGGTGTTGAGGGCGGCGCGGGCAATCCACGATGGGCAAATGTCGTCGCGCTCCCAATCACAATTTGACGAACACTTGCACGCCGACTGCTCCAGCGCCTCCCGCAGCCGCGCATTGCCTGCCTCGGCCTTCTCGGCGCGCTTCTTGAGGAACTGATTGTCCACAGAAAACTGCTCGTTGTACTCGACCAGTTCTTCACGCTCTGCCGTCAGGGCTTCGATGCGGTCGGCGGCTGCGCGCATCAGCGACCAAGCAACATCATTTTGAGCGCAGGCCCCCACTAACAACCGCCTCACCAGATCATCGTCAGTCATCGTCATGCCCCCGCTTCTTGTCGTGCTTCCGGTCATCGTCATCGTCGTGGTCGTCGTCGTCATCGTCATCGTCATCGTCTTTATGCTCGTCATCGTGACCGTGGTCTGGCTTTGGGTCTGGTTTCGGATCTGGCTTAGGATCAGGCTTGGGTGGCTCCGGCTTAGGTTCAGGATCGGGCGAAGGCGGCTCTGGCTGCGGCGCTGGGCCGGGGTCTGGCTTTGGTGGCGTAATTCCCCCGGCCAGATCAAGAAGGCCGCTCCCGCCGCCGCTCTCGCAGTCGTAGGGCAAGGGGACGGTGATGCACCGCTCGACGTGCGGGCCGCAGGCTGCCAAGGGCAGGATCAGGAGCCACTTCATGCCGCCACCGACCGGCGTGCGCGCATCCAGAAGAACGCCGCCGCGGCCGCGCTGGCGTAAAGTTTGCCCAATATCGTGCCGCCCGAAAACTCCAGTGACCCGAAGGCCAGCCAGACGAACAACATGCTGTCAAAGACGGCACCGACAGCGCCCGATGCCATGACGGCCAAGGACCGGCCCTTAGCGCGCAGCGGCGCATACACTGCGAAATCCGCAACCTCGGCCAGCACGAAGGCCAGCGTCGATGCGACGGCAAGCTGCGCGGGCGAGGTCGCGAAAGACAGCGCAGCACCGAGGGCAATTGCCACCAGCGCCCACTTTGCGCCGAGCGTTTCATGCACCTGATCCCGCAGGACCAGCGCCAAGCCAATCATCAACACGCCAGACGGGGCCATCAGGCCGAAGCCGACCGGGATCAGGCAGGGGCCGTCCGGGATGCAGACCGTGCCGACGTTGCCAATCAGCCAATTGGCGACCGGCATACATAGGGCGAAGGCCAAGAAATAGATCATGCGATGAGTTCCATCTGTTCGGGGCGCAGCGCCCATTTGCCGGGGCATTGTTTGGCGTCCCAGCGTTCCGCCATTGTCTTCGGGCTTTGGTAGGGTAGGTGATGATTGCGGGCTATGTCGGTGCTATCGACCGATGCGAATGGCCATTGTTTTCCGCTGAGTTGCATCCCGCGAAGCATATGCAACCACGGCATCCGCGCATGGCGGCGGGTAATTTCGTTAAATGCCTCGTCAATGCGGGCGCACCACGGCTCGGACAAGACGACGGCGTAGCGTTCGGTCGATCCGACGCACACCTTCGGCCATTCATCGCAGAGGCGCAGCAAACGGTGGATGGGTTCATCCATGTGCCAGACGGGCGCGCCACGGGTGCCGTGCGGCCACTCCCGCAGCAGCGCGTCCTGCTCCTGCGTGCCGGCGTCGATCACGTCGGGGATGACGGCCCAGGTCGTCGGGAAGTCCAGCCACTTGTCAGCCCACGCATAGAACGCGGCCCAGCTGGTCGCCTTGCCCGATTTCCAAGCGCTGAAGGCCCCGTTGTCCAGCATCACCGACTGCCCGATCTGGTGGCAGCGGGCCACGTCCTGCGGCGCTGCGTGCGACACGCAGAAATGACGGCCTGCCATTTCCAGCAAGGCCGGGATTGGGGTGATTGGGGTGCCGTGGTAATGGATCACAGCGGCCCCAATCGACAAAGCGCCTTGAACGACCGGCGGTACGATTTCAGCAGTGGGTCGATCTGATCAACCTTCCACTGGTTTCCCGCCGCAAGTTCTTCCTCGCGGTAAATCTCCAGCGCGACAATGACGGTGTGCGTGTCCGCAGCGTCCAGTTTGATTGCCATTACAGCACAAGCCTCCCTACTAATGTCGCCAACCCGATAGAGGTCAGCGCGACGGCGATCATTGTGATGATGATGGTGCCCACACCGGGCGTCGGCACCAGCCACATTTCGTCCTCGACAATCCGGCACAAAGCCCGATCGGCCGGATCCTGGCTGTATGCCAAAACCTCGAACGCAGCGTCGATGGCGTCCAGGTCGTGCAGCCGGTGGTGCCGCAGGATAACCCTGGCCTGCGCGTAGCCGACGTGGGCGGGCGGCAGTTGTTTGATTTGTGCGCTCATTCTTGCTTCTCCACACAGCGGTAAAACCACAGCTTCAGCATTGAGTTGTATGTTTTGATCAGGCGCCCCTCGTCCCGCAAGACACCCAGGGCACGGTCTGCCGTTTTCTCGCCGATCTTCAGGGCCCGGCAAATCCCGCCGCGGGTGTCGGGCATCTGTTCAAGATGCTTGGCCACCGCGAAGATCACTTCCGGCGACGTGGGCCGGGCCGGGTCGTTCTCCCGCTCCTTCTCCTTGCGCAAATATTGCGGGATGCCGGCCATCCACAGGATCCGCAGGCGGTCCTGGTCCCATTCGGCGAACTTGTTGGGTAGGTGGTATGTCACAGCCCTGCCCCCATGCCAATCATCAGCATCAGGTACAGGCTGCCGAACAGGCAGGCCACGCCGATCATGTCCCGGATCATTCTGCGTCCTCCCGCGCCGACGGCCCGCCCAGGCGGCGCTCAATGCGCTTGGCGATGACAGTGAGGCATTCGGTGGTCACGTCGCGGCTGGTCCCATTGGCAAGGTCAACGTAGATGGCGCGGGCGTTGCGGCCTGTCAGGCGTTCAGCCTCGCCGAGTGCATCAGCCGCGTCGTCCAGATTGGAGCACGGATCGCCGGCACCCATGCCAAGGGGGCCGTGGTCGCTGGTGATGATGTAGAACTCTGTTTGCATGGTCATTGGTCGGGTTCCTTTTTCTTCCTACGACCCCAGAATTACCCCTGAATCTTCTTTTCTTCAAGCTTTTTATTCACATGGATCAATATTCTTTCAGATGCGTCCCGCGCACCAAGGCCAACCACCACCGTGTGGCCGACCCCTTCCAGATACCCGATCATGTTTGTTTGCTCGCGCGACACCCTCCCGCCCTTGGCTTTCTTCATTTCAATCCACAGCAGCCACTCGGGAATAAACAGATCGGGGATGCCTGGCGTCACCCCCTCCGCCTTTAGCCGCTTGGCCGTGCTGATGGCCCTGTGCTCGCCGTTCGGGATGGCGAAAATCAAAACGCCGGGGAACTTGGCGCGGAACCAATTCACCAAGCCCACCTGCTCGTCATGCTCAGAAGTCATCGGCAAACATTTCCTTCAGGTCCCTGTCCAGTTCCGTCTCTGCTGGTGGCTTTTTCTGTTCGTAATCCAGCTGCACAATCTGGAAATACTTCCCGTCTGGCTTCACCCGGATCTTGCTGGGCTTCACCCAGAACGCGCATTCCGTCAGTGCTGCGTCCGTACCGTCAGCGCTCGCCCGCAGGGCCGATTTCCGGGCCGTGTAGCGGCTTGCTGCGTATCCGCCATGGTCAGGGCATAGCCACTCGCTGATCCGCGTCATGCCGCAATAGTAGGTCACACGGATGCTGTCGGGCTTTCCCTCTTTCTGCCACCGTCCGTAGGACACATCGTCCACGTCCAGCCATTCCATTTTGACCTGGTTGGATAGCACCGCGCCTTCGTATGATTTCGGCGCGTGGTTCAATTCCGGCGCCGGGAACTCAAACGCACACTCCGGGCACACACGAACAGCCGCGTGGCAAAAAGTATTGCAGCTGGGGCACGCCTTGACCGGCGCCTTACCATCGCCTGTGCCGCCATTCTTCTTTGGGTTTGGCGTGTCGATAAACCCGTGCCGCGCCACGTTCCCACCGTAGTCAAGCAAGAGGCAATCCTCCTTGCCGGGCGCCAAGCGCGTTCCGCGACCCACCATCTGAATGTAAAGGCCCGTCGATTCCGTGGCGCGCACCAGGGCAACCAGGTCCACCGAGGGCGCGTCGAAGCCCGTGGTCAGCACGTTGCAGTTGACCAGCGCCCGCAGCTTGCCGCTTTTAAAGTTTGCGATCTTGCGCCCGCGCTCCGCCATGTCGTCGGATCCGGTTACAACCTCGGCGCCAATGTCTAGGTCGCGCAGTCCGTCCGCCAGCATGTTGGCGTGCCCAATGCCGCTGGCAAAGATCAGCCAAGACTTTCGATCCACGCCAAGCCTGCAAATCTCTTCGACCGTGGCCCGCACAAGTTCCGGATCCGATGCGGCCGCCGCAAGTTCGCTTTCAATGAACTCACCCCCACGCCGGCCGACGTTGGTCAGGTCGATCTGCTTCAGCCCGCCCTTGCTGTAGACCGTGGAAAGCCACCCTTCCTCCATCAGCCTGCTCACCGGGATATCGTACGCAATGCCGTCGAACACCGCCCCTTTGCCCTTGTGCAAAAACCCACTGTCGAGACGGTATGGCGTGGCCGTCAGCCCAACCACCTTGACCTGCGGATTGCAGATGGTCAGGTCGCGGATGAATTGCCCGTAGCGCGTCTCGGTGTTCTTCGGCAGCATGTGCGCCTCATCGATTAGCACCAGGTCCGGGGCCGGGATCATGTCAAACGCTCGCTCCCAAACGCTCTGGATGCCGGCAAACGTGATGGGCCTGTCCAGCCGCTTCTGGCGCAGGCTGGCGCTGTAGAAGCCGAAGTCCGCCTCTGGATACATCGCCAGCAGACCCTTGGCGCCCTGCTCAAGCAGTTCTTTGACGTGGCTGACAATCAAAACCTTGGTGTTCGGGAAGGACATGGCATCCCGAACGATCTGCGCGATGATTGCCGTCTTGCCAGAGCCGGTTGGCGCCACAATAAGAGGGTGGTTTCCCGCGCCCTTGGCCCAATAGCTGTATAGGCCCTCGACCGCTTCCTTTTGATAATCCCTCAGTTCAAACGTCATTTCATTCTTCCCTCGAACATGGCTTGGCTGTTGTTTTTATTGCGCTCGGTTTGTCCGGTGAGTTGATCCAGATAGTCAACCCAATCCGTTCCTGCGTCTTTAACTTCCAAGTCTTTCGGCATCATCTGCGGAATGAAAAGGTGATTAGCGCAAGGCTTGTCCACCTTATTACCCAGCGAACAGGACCACGATCCATTGTTTTCCGGCGTGACATGCGCGCAGGTTCGGCAGTGCACTTCCGGTATCTTGTTGCCTTGGCACACGGCGAAATATGGGCAGAACTTGCACCGCCAATCGCTTGGGTCCTCCGTGATCCTGGGCGGCGGAAGCGGCGCAAACACAATCCGGTTTGCCTTTGCTTCCAGCTTTATTCCCTGCGCCGGATCGTACCGAATGCGTTCGCCGTAGATTGCATCCGTCTCTTTGCACACGGCAAAGAAATAGCACCGTTCCAGCTTCGACAAGTGCATTCCGATCTGGCATTGCGCCCAGTAAATCGCGTTGGACTTCTCAAGGCCATCCTCGGACAGCTTGCGAAAACTCTTTGTATTCATGGTCTTGAACTCAAGGGTGTGCGGCTTTTTGCTTTCGGGGAAGTTCTCCCCAACACCGTCAAGGCTCAAGGCAAAATGCCCGCCGCAAGCCTCAAACCGCACCTGCCGACCCGTGTCCGGATCCCGGTCCCATACCGTCACCCCCACATCGCGCAGGTTGCGAACCACCCTGTCTTCCTCCCGGTCGCCCGTTTCAAACAGGCGCAGCATGCGTCCCTCAAAGTGAGGCGTCCAAGCCCAGCGAAACTGATACCAAAGCGCCCGGTCGCATTCCCGGCCGATCTGGCTCCCGCCCAAATGCGGGCGGTGCTCGCCCTTCCTTTTGTTTTGGTAGTGATCAAAGATGCGCTTGATTGTCTCCGGCGTCGTGTTGTTTGCAATGTCCATCATTCCGCCTCGCCGCGCGGATAATCGATGTTGAAATGAATGGAACCGCCCAATTTACTTACGCCGACACGGTAGCTGGTAATATCCCCCAGCCCAGTGCGCCCAGATGCGCGCTGATATATAAAACTCGTGCGCGCATCAGGCCCGTGCAAATCATAAATGCTGTCAACGATTGCCTTCAGTTCACTGATTGTCATTTTGCTCTCCATCCATCCAGTGACGCGCCCCCGTAGGGGCGCGCTTCTTGAGGGACGTTTCAGCGCCGCCAGGGTGGGGAGGTGCTGGCCTGTGCCGCGGGGCTGGAGGCTTTACCCTCGCACTCCGCGTATTCCTTGATTTCGTTGCTGGGCCCATATTGAGCGTCACCCGGCTTGACAGACACCTTCATCATGAAAGGCTTGTCCAGCAGTTCCTCGCTCCGGCGCGGCGCGTTAACCCCGACAGCCCGGCAGATGCCCGACAGCGTGCGGTTGGCAATCTCCACCGCGGTTGCGTTGGGGTTCTTGAGGTTCAGGCGCTCAAACATTTTGCGCCCCTGATACTGACCCTCGATGACCTCAGCGTTCAGCTGCAAGTAACTGCCAGTCTGCGCCTTGGTCGGCTTTTCCTCGGATGCCGTGAAGACAGCCTTGTACCATCCAGCCGGAAGCGGCTCAAAGCTGGCAATCGGGTCTACCTTTGAGGCGTCGAAACCATTCAGATCCATAGTCGTTCTCCTTACTTCGCTGCAAATTTCTCGAAAGGGTTCCCGCCGTCGAAAGTAAATGGCAGGGCCTGGGTGATGTCGAACCGGTTTTTCGTGACGCTGGAAGCCTGCGGGTAGCAGATGATTTCCCGCTCGCCCGTGCTGATGGCGCGCTTCTTATCGCCATCGCCGCGCACAAAGCTTTTCAGCCTGATCATACATACCGCGTCGACGTTGTCGGTGTAGTGCGGCAGTGATTTCTTGTGCAGCCGCACCGTGTAGCGCCCGAAGGCGTCCATGTCCGGCAGGTCAAGCGTTTCAGTATCAGCGTGCCCAATGAAGACCACGTTCATGCCGCGCTCGTAAGCCAGCGCCCCAGCCCATTCCCGGATCGTCCGGTGCTTTTCCGCAGCCGTGCTGTAGCCGGCGCCGTAGCCGCCACCAGCCTGGTTGATTGATTTCGCCTTCGGGTCCGCCTCGACGATTTCGTGCTCAATCAGCGTGGCCAGCTGCGTGATGCTGTCCAGAACCATGGTTTTGAAGTCATGCTCCTGCGTGGCCAAAGACTCGATCGCGTCCAGCACGTCCTTGCTGGATTTCGCCAGCGGGAAAAGGCTGACCCCATCGTTCCCGGCCAAGCTGGCCGTGCCGTCTTCAGTTCGAATGAAGACCGGCTTTGGGAACATTGCCGCCAGCGTGGTTTTGCCCATGCCGCCTTCCCCGAACAGCGTCATGATGATTGGCCTGTCGGCGCGAGGCTTCGACAGTGTTTTGAGATCAATAGCCAAGGGAAAGTTCCCCCCCGCCATGAACAGCCAAAGCCTCAAGCATCTGTTCCCTTGTCAGGCAATCCAGAATTGCGGCCTGCAATGATCCATTTGTCAGGTCCACATTTTCTGCAGCCGACATCGGCACATCAAACATCCCCAAGTGACCAATCGTCAGTTGGTATTGGATTTCTTCATTGTCAGTCATTTCGCCACCTCCACTTTCACGCCAATCTTGCCCTTCGTGGTAGTGAAGGCGATTGCGATGTTGCGCCAGATTTCCGGCTCGTTGTTCATCAGCCACTTGCAGCCAGCGGCATCAGCTTCGACCTTCATTTTGATCGGGTGCAGCGCGGCAGGACACTTGTCCAAAACCATCTGCCACCTCTTGTCATCAACCTTCCGCGTGACCGGCTGGGTCAGCGTCACCTTGTAGTCGTCCAGGGTGTGGGTGATTGAACCCTCGTCCTTGACCTCAAGGGCTTGGGTGATTTGGTCCTCGATGGTGTATCTGAGGTCCTTCGCGGCTTCTTCTGCCGCCTTGGCTTCAAGCCAATCGCGCGCAAGCGCGTCGATGTTCGTTAGCATCATCTCATTCCTTCTTCTTCCAACGCCTTGACCAATCGCACAAGAAAGTGCAGGTTGCAAGCGTAAACTTTAACTGGGAGAATAAAAATGTTGAGCATCGCAGAGATTCGGGACCGTTTGGCCGACCGCCGTCTGACCATTGTTGCGGAGAAATCGGGCCTGTCCTACCCCACCGTCAAGCGCGTTGCGGATGGCGAGGAAGGCATTACCCTCGCCACCCTGCGCAAGCTGTCGGCTTACTTTACGACTCCGGTTGTATCATCCGATGGATGATTGACGGGCGGCCCTTGCCGCTTTCTGTTTTGGAAACCATCCGCTCGATCGGGTAGTCTGTGCAAACCATCTGCAGCAGGCCGTCCCGTTCGTGCTTTTTCTGGTTGCCCAGCTTTGGCACGCTCAAGATCAATTCCCGCATCGTCAGCCCGACCGATCCAGATGCCATGATTGCGTCCGCCACCTTCTTGCGAAGGCCGTCCGTCTCGCCTTCGGCCAGGTGCAGGTGCATCGCGTCCACCGTCTGCTTGGCGTAGAAATCAACGTAATCAATCGCCCACTGCGCAGCAGCCTCGGTGATTTCCTTGTCGCCCAAACTATGGGCCACAATCAAACTCAGCCGCATGGCAATCTCGCGCGTGCGGTTGAGCATGTCGGCCGCAACGGGTGTGGTGGAGTCCTGCCAATCGTTCAGCCTTTTCTCGTATGCCCTGAACAGGTCCTGGGCGGGCTTGCTGAACGGAACCAAGATCGGCTCCGGCGGAAACTCAGGGCCATGCCCCTGCAGATCGCCCGCCTCCTCTGCGCAAGCAGATGCCGCGGCCCTGACCCAATCCACAACGCTCTTGGGCGGCTCAACCATCGCCGGAACGCGGGACATTTCCCGCTTCCGTTTGCTCTCAACAATCAGAAACCGGTTCAGAAAACCGCTGGCCACGTCCTTGGACCCGATCGCCTCGTAAAACGTCTCGGGCGTGGTCATGCCCAAAACCGTGACCGACGGTGATTTGATTTCGATGTTCAGGGATTTCTTTTGCCCCTCGGTCATCTGCATCGTGGCGTAGCCTACGTTGCGCAGCGTCTTGTTCTGCCGGCCAAAGGCCTGCATTAGCATCGTCAGCGCGTCTTTCTTGTGCTGATTGCCGTTCGCCCCTGCCGAGGCCAGCATGGCGCCAAACTCGTCAATCACCGCAATGTGCGTTGGCTTGTCCCGCAGCGATGACAAAACGCCGGCCGACGAGGTGTATCCGTTCGGGCCCACCAAGTTATGCGCGCCAGCCGCCTCAAGGAAATCCTCAATCACCGTGTTGGCGTGCTCCTTGCCGGATCCGGTCTTGCCAATGTTGAGAAAATACAGCCCGGTCATATTCCGGTGGCAGGTCGTAAAGCGCCGACCCATCGCAACCGATCCAAGCGCCAGTGCCGTCTGCACGTCGAATTGCGGCTGGCGCTTTATGCAGGTCTTTGCCGAAAAGGTCACAGCGTCTCCCAGAACGCCTGGAACGCTCAGCAGGT